AAATCGGTCCCAACTTACATTGTCTTCATTTTCTTCAAATTCATCTTCATCTATTTCCATTTTCTCCAATAATATATCAAATGCGTTTTTAACAATATCTTCTTCTTCGTCATCGCCAAAAGATTTATATCTAATATCCGTTTCATCATAGGGTCGGTCATGAATGACTTTCCATTCTTTTACAAGAAACACATTCAAATCTTCATACCATGGTTTTGTCTTATCCACAGTATATTTTTTCAAGAATATTGTTTCAATAACAGTTTTAGCAACGTTCCAGCACATAACATCAGTAAATCCCATTTTATTCTATAATAAGTATATTTATCTAAATATTGCAAAAAATAATTTCATTTTTTTAAATATACAATTTATCCTTATCTGTTATTACCTACTTTTTTATTTCTTATTTAAATTATAAAACATATCCATTGTTCGCAAACCTTGCTTCTGATTATTGGTCTTTCTCAAGTAATTATCAAATAACAATTTCTTTACTTCTGCATTTTTCATTTTTTCTAATTTTTCTGGAAACTTATTTGGCTCTGTATTGTTTTCTAATTTGGCAACTTCTCTCTTAAAATTGCTTATTTTACCCATCTTCTTTTGCGACTTCCAAATTTTCTCCAACACAAGAGCATATACTTGCAATAATGGTTTCATTATTTGATTGGTTATATAGAACGAATAATCTATTTTCAATTTGTTCTTTATTATAAATGTTGGTGTCTCAATCTTGTCACCTTGTAATTTACTTTTTGTATTTGTGTGTATATATACATAAGGTATTCTATCTCCAGAAGAAGGTTTGTTGCCTTGTTCTCGTTCCCCAATTCGGTCAGCTAGCACCTTATGTGCAATTGATTTTGGATTTTTATATCCAGCGCGAAGTGACTTCGTAATAATTAACTTTTCAATTGGCACCTTTTCATCAACTATATCTTGCAAACACGCTTTTAAGAATTCCATAGATTTTCCAATATCCTTTTCCTTCATAAGAATATCAATAATACCGCCATATATGTCCTTCACTATTGGTGCATTATCTCGTCTTTTTAATACAATCCCCATCTCTTTTCGTTTTCCCTTATTTGGATCCAATTCATATAACATACCAACATATCGCTTCTTTGACAACAAACAAAACGGCATAAAGGTCTTTTCATATTCTAAATCATGTGGTCCCTTCAAGAATGCTGATGCTAATTCACCTGCTTCTTGTGCTAATTCAATCGTAATTTCTAACGCCTTTTTGCCTCTAATTTCATTACCATCTGTGGTCTGTAAATTGAAGGTAAAGAATACAGAATCAGTGTCGCCGTATATATACTCCGCTTTAGAAACAACCTTACCATATTTGGTCTCACAAATTTTATTACCATATGTTTCTTCAATAATGCGTTTAGCGTAAATCAATAACATACGCCCAATAGCAGTCGTGCAAGCAGCAATATCTTTTTCATAAAATGTGCTAGTTTTGGCACCACATTGTCCGTAAAGAGAATTTGCCGTCAATTTATAACCCAATTGACGCTGTTCCAACACTTGCTTCATAAATTCATCTTTTTCGCCAGGGATTTTCTTCCTTGTTGCCTTTCTAGCACCCAATAGTTCTTTCAAAATAGAAGGCATAATTGCGTGTCCTTCTTTGAATTGAGCAAACCGACAAGTTTTAGAACCACATACAACTTTTTCATTGACACCATTTGCCTTTGGTATGTATCTATATGTGTCGTATGTTTTATCAACATATTCGTAGTCAGGCAAATTATCATAAACAAAATTTCCGTCGTTATCTTGTTCCCCAACAATTTCAATTAGGTTTCCATCTAAATCATATTCTTTGGTCCAAACCTTGCTATCGTGTGACAAATTTTCAGAAATCATTGAAGACGGATAAAGAGAAGCGTAATCTACACACGCAACAGGATTATCCAAATATAAGTCACATTTTGGCGACAATACAATCGCCCCTTCATATGCTTCATATTGTGATCCTTTATCTATCACAGGCATAAGCGTTTCTTTTTCGCGACATTTTTTCGCAATATAACTTGTTAATTTGATACCTTGACCTCGCATTATCAAGAAGTCAATAGGTACGCTACAAATTTTAGACATTTCAATGTATCCAGTAAGAACATCTGATTTTTTGAATAAATAATGCACTAAGTTACAATCTTGAATACAATATTTGGCAATAATTGCCCTGTCATTTGATGAACCCTTTGTCAATCTAAATATATCTTGAGGGGTAACATCATCCTTTGCTAGACACCATCTTACACGTTTTGCCATATTTGGATTTACGTGTGTATTCAATGTAAATGTTTTATTTTCTCTATCTACTTCAGTGACAAGGAACTTATTTCCCCCCTCATAATAGTCAACCGAGTGTCCGATTTCTTCAATATGAATATAACTTCCTTCTAATAATCCAGTCAAATTGGAAGTATTTATAATGGTTGCTTTGCTTTCAGTTTCGTCTAATATTTCACCATCTTCGGCTTCATATTCAACATTTTCGTAATCTTTTACAGCATCTCCAATAAAATGACCGGCTACATAATCTAACTTATATGAAGTCAAATTTGACTCACGACGATAATAATTATATAAATCTACTTGAAGACGACCATTCATCTTGATGAATTTTAAATCGTGAGTTCCACTGGAAATAGTAATACTACTTGATTCAATATCATATTTGCCTGTATCTTCTTTATATGTGCCACATATTTCGTGCTTATTACGAGATAATTGTAAGAATTCTTCCACACAATTATTTTCTTCTGCACGATTAAACATAAATGGGTAATCAAAACCAAATATATTGTAACCAATAATAATATCAGGGTCTTCACGTTGTATCATCTTTTGCCACGCAATTAACACTTCTTTTTCTGTTTTATAGGATTCAATAAATGTGTTTTCCATTGGCAACTTACTGCACGTATCTAATACAATACAATGATTCATATTTGGTTCAGAATCACCGTAATTCATAAAAGTTGAACCAATAAATGTCACTTTGTCACCTTCTAGTTTAGGGAAATATTGGTCTAATAAATTATTCAAAACTTCTATTTTTACATCACGTTCACATTTCTTATCATATAGTGCATCAATAATAGTGCCAACTGTTCTGGATTTCTTGAAATAATCAACTCTTTTATAAATAGGACTAGATTCATCTTGGTCCTCTTCGTCATCATCAGATGCTCTCTTTTTATAAAATTTTTGTGTTTTTGTTTTCCGATATTGTTTGAAAATAATATCTAATATTTTGTCTTTATCTAAAGTCAAAATGGTCTCTATTAAAGAACTAATAAGGTCTTTTCTTGGTTTTATTTTTGGATAAACAATGTCAATATCAACTTCATTAAAACCGAATGCTGAAAATATAAGATTCTTCAATAAATCAGACATTTGTTCTTTTGATAGTTTTTCATTTACAACACGATCTTTTTCAAAATATTCTATAATATCAGTTGCTAATTTTTTATAAGACTTGATTGGAACTGGAAAATCACCATGACTACTACTGGCTTCAATATCAAAACTACATATTTTAAATGGAACTCGTGTTTCTTTATGATTTAAAGGGTATATGTTTTTATGAGATGTAATAAATTCATATTTGCAATGAGTGCTTTTGCTGTTTGTTATTTTTTTGGTATTTTTCTTTGGAATCGCAATCCATCCAGACGGACTAATTTCTTTTAAATGAAAGAAACGCAATAAAGGAGGAATATTAGATTCATAAATTTCAGTGTATACATTTTTATAAAAGTAACCTGTAACACCAGTTTTTTTGTCTTTAATAAGTGTATTTTGGATTTCTTTGCCATTTTCATCTTTATATCCAGTGTACCAAATATTTTTAACTTTATTCAACGCTTGGACGTTATCAAATTCAAGTTTAATAAATTTATAAAACTTGCCTCCATCAAAACCATACAATTTCTTCCTTTTTATTAACTTTGAATTAATAAGTGAGTTTGCATAATAGGAACCCATTTTGCCTCTCAAATGAGAAACAAATTCATCTTTCAATTTGAAGTTCCAATTGTCACCTACTTTGATATAAAAGAATGGTTTGAATTCTTCAACCACAATAGAACAAGTTTCTCTATTTTCATTAATACCAAATATTTGAATTGTAAATTCATTTTTGTCTATTTTTGGCTGATACCCGCCGCTACTAACACTGTCAGAATCATCACCATCATCTGAAACAGTATTATAAATATTGAAGTCAAATATTCGGAAAATGTGTTCCATGTTCTCTAATTAATTAATTTACAACAATTGTCTTTATTTGTTTTTCAAATAATCTTCATAAATAGTTTCATTTTTTTAGTTTAAAATAGTTCAACTAAAAAAATAAACCGTTACACTTTTGTAAAATCTGGGATTTTGTTTATATAGGTAAACTTTTTGTAAAACTCAATGGTTTTTGGAATAGTCTTCTTGATTTAGATTTAGATTTAGATTTAGATTTAGATTTAGATTTAGATTTAGATTTAGTCGCCTTTTTAGTATTTGTATTTTTATACTGTTTGCTTTGTTTATTTATTTTTCTCATTTTTTTTATAGATTTTGCTTTCTTCTTTCTTACAGGTTTGCTTCTACTTGTTTTTCTGCGTTTTTTAGTAAATCTTGGTTTCATCAGCATATCTATATTTCCATAATTTGTTTGTTTGTTTTTGTCTTTAATTACAAACGAATTTAAATCTTTCAATTTGCCATCCTTTTTTATTAAACTTTTTATCCATTTAGAAAATGCACTTGTACTTCGTTCGTCATTATAATCGTGCACATCATTATGTTGTATATGTTTTATAGTTGGAAACGACATTATATTTTCCAAATCTTTATGATGCATTTTTTCACACATACTTTGCTCCACATTGGCAACTATAATGTCATCATTATTTTTAAACTGTTCCATCTCTTTACACCCTTTCAATTTATTCCATTCAGGCAATGTATTTTTACAAGGTGTGCAACCAATCATATAAACTAAAACAAATACATTCTTTTTGTTGTCTATCATTTCCTGTAGTTTTTCCGCATTTTCCATTTCCTTCTCATTTACATCTAAAAACAACATATTTATATAATAAACCAATATTTTATTGTTGATTTAATAAAATAATATGTATATTATATAAGAAACAATATGATGAACTTTAAAAAACTATTTAATAAAAAAATTTGTATTCATATGTTTATTCTTGTTATGGCAATAATTGGTATATTATTTTACTTGGTTCATAATAACTGTTTGTCGTTTAATGTTATTGAAGGACTTGAAATAAATAAAGATACTACTCGCAATTCAGGAACATTACGATGTCCGAATTTATTAATTCAAAAAAATAAAGAAATATATTTATACAACACTAAACTTGCCGAAGTTCCCGGAGTCAATCCAATTAAATTTAAGAATTTAGAAGATTATAACGAATTTTTAGATTGGCAAAAAAGTCAAGGTATTAGATGTCCTGTTCTTTATTTACAAAAATCATATAATACACAAGGTCAATCCGTATACAAAATTCGTCCCTCTGTAAAAGAGCCACAAGGAGGTTTAGAACCTTCAATCGTAACTGCTGATGGTGAAACGGTTGTTCGCAGCACATTAGGAGATGACGTTACTTTCGCTTATCCTTATAGTGAAGATGTATTGAATAAACGCGTAAAACATCTTGCTGAAATGGATAGAGAAGAAGAAAACGATGAAAAAGATATTTCTCTTATTAGTCCTGACCCAATGGACAGCAATTGGGGTGGACCTGATTATACAAGCGATTTGATTAAAAAAGGATTTTATAAAGAAAATCATATTTACGATCATAAAAATAAATAGACCATAAAAATAAATAGTAAATAATAAAATTAAATTAATTGTTTCATAATAATTTTTTATAAATAAATTATATATTATTATGAAATGTTTTTGTTTTAAATGTAAAAGACTTCGCTTTTGGCGTAGAGGCAAAAATGTAAATATCAAAATTGATAGAATTGATAATAAAATCAATAATATCAATGATAAAGTCCAAAAACTTGTGGAAAAAAATTCTTTGAAAGTTCAAAAACAAAACGATATTATCAAAAAATCTAATGAAAATATCAATAAATTAAATAATGATTTAGACAATATTAATCGCTTGAAAGTGAAAATGGAATCAACCAGAGAAGCGACCAATAATATTTAGAGGTCCGAAGAATGAAGAGACCTATCACTACTAATTCTTCGTATTCCTGAATTACTACTTCTACTTCCTCTCCTACCTCGCGTTCCTGAACTATTAGAACCTCTACTTCTTCTACCTCGCGTTCCTGAACTATTAGAACCTCTACTTCTTCTACCTCGTGTTCCTGAACTGTTAGAATTTCTTGGTGATGGTATTTGTGTTGCTCCTTCAAATTCTTCTTTGAAAATCTTGAATGTTTTAACTGCTAATTTTTCTTGTGATATAGTAGGATGCTCTAATCGTAAATGGTTCTCGGTGCCTTTAATGTCGTTGTAGAGAGTATCATAACCCTCATTAACCATATCACTAAACATATCATTAAATTTAAAAATATGTCTATTTTTGTATTTACCATCTTCTCTCAATGATTTTAATTGACTTCGAGTGAAAATTGAATCCCTTCTGTTTCTACTTCTAGTACTATGCCTACTCATTTATAATCCCATTAGAAAAAATATTTACAATTATATATAAATAATATATGAAACAAAATAAAAATTATTATTATTATCAAACAATTTATAATAATAATGGATTATTTGATAAATGTGTAGATGCAACTTATGTTATTCATTTAGAAAATAATGGACGATTAAATCATATACATAATCAACTTGCTAAATTTTCTCCTTCTTCAGTCGTCCATATTTTATTCAATAAAGGTTATAAAAATTGCAATAAAATATTGCCAATTCAAGATACCAAATGTGATTTATTTGATGCTTTCTTACAAATTTTTAGACACAGTGTGGAAAATAATTATAAAAATATTTTGATTCTTGAAGATGATTTTCATTTTTCTGATAAGATAAATGAAGATGAAATTATTGATGATATTTGTGATTTTATAAATACCAAAAGAAACCAAAATGAAAAGTTTTTGTATAAATTAGGTTCTCTTCCATCTATAAAAAGTTTTTTTAACAATCATCATTTAAATATTATTAGTTTAGCAACACACGCAACAATTTATTCACATGATTTAATAAAATACGTTTTGGAAAATAATAACCCTGATTATAGCGACCATTGGGATAAATATTTAAATCAATTAATATTTGAAAATGTCTATACCTATTCTTATAAAATACCTCTATGCTATCAACTATTCCCTATGACCGAAAATAGAAAAATTTGGACGAAAAGTCCTTTTCAAAAATATATGGTTAATTTGATATTCGGATGGTTAAAATTAGATACTCAATATGAACCTGGGTTTACTTACATTTATAACTTTTCCATATTTTTTACCATTTTGGTTTTTCTTTTGTTGGTTTGGATTTTATATAAATTATTTCTTATTATTAACAAAATAAAATCAAAAATATTTTATAAAAATAAATACTTACAATTATTATAACACTAAACAATAAAATGAATTTAATTATTCTATTGTTTTATTTATTGTTTTTACAAAACATTTTCGTTTTCGCTTTATCAAATCAAAATTTTTCTATAAAATCAAATAATAATCACATTGTCAATACAAATTTAATTCAAACTAGCGTCCAAATCGCCCAACTATCTTATTGTCCTTACGACGAAAATAATATTTACACAAATAACATTATTGTTTATAATATTGAACACAATGGGGTGCGAGCAATTGTCGGTTTTAATTCCGATTATAATACAATTTTCGTTTCTTATAGAGGTTCTAGTAATATCATAAATTGGATTAATAATGCTCGTCTAAAATTTACCTTCCCATTTGATTACAATTTGGACGCCGGTGTTGAAACTGGTTTTTATAACAGTTATAGCAAGGTATATGACGATGTTATTGAAAGCATTCATTATACTTCTGATTTATTTGGCGTCTACGATATATTGCTAACCGGACACTCATTAGGTGCAATTTCCACCATATTGGCACTTGATTTGTCTCATTATTACGAGCAATACACAATCATTGGGTTAATCACTTTTGGATCCCCAAGAATAGGCAACAGTGCGTTTGTAAAAGCAATCAATTCGTTGCCTATTGAATATTCATATCGTGTCGTCCATAATGATGATACTGTTCCCCATTTGCCACCTATTGAATTCAATTATAGCCACGTTAATACAGAAATTTGGTATAATGAAAATAATAGCGAATACACCATTTGCTTTAATCCTAGTAAATGCTATTCGTCTTGTGGAAATAATAGTTGTCTTAATAATGAAGACCATTTGAACTATTTGAACGTCTCAATGGGGTCTTTTGGTGATTGTTAATTTAGGAAATTTATTTTATTTATTTATTTATTCTTCTTTCAAGGAGACAAAAGAAGAAGAAAGACCAAGAAGAGACACAATAAGAAGCCCAAGAGAAAGGTTACGAAGAAGCGTCATCATAAGAAGACAAAGAAGAGGAAAGTAAGAAAGACCAAAAAGAACAAAACTCGTAAGCGATAAATTTTATAAATTAGTATTTCAATTCTGATGTAAATTGTTTGCAACTGAAGAAAAAATTGAATGTTTTTTTACATATAATGTTATAAGCAATATATGTAAAAGTGCAAGTCAAAAATGAATCAAATTGAAAACAGAGTTGAAGGCATTATTGAACCTGACCTATTTGATTGGGATGCGGGTTCTGATATAGAACTAGATGAAGACGAATTTATTGATTTATTGGAAACCTTTCTTGAAGACGACTTGGAGGACTTTTTGGAAGACGAAATTGAAGACCCTGTGGAGGCCAATTGTGCCGAAGGTAATATAATATGTGCTGATGAATTGCGTTTGATTAGTGCTGACTGAATGTATTGTATTGTATTGTATTGTAACTTAATTAGTCTCTTTTTTTACATATCATTATTTGGCATTTCTAAAGACACAATATTTTTCATTTCTTCAATAAATTTTTTTGCATCTCCATATTTATTTATTTTTTCAATTCTTGACAACATTTGCTTCTCATTATCAAAATCAACTGTTAGCGTATTATCCAACATTTTTAAACTCAATAAATAATCAAATCGGTCTAAAATTTCCATATAATTTTCGCCATAATCTTTCATCAATAAACGATTAATTTGGTCTTCTAATTTGTTGAAAATGCGATTATTGTATTCTCCAGACTTTCTGGCTATTCCTGTATATTGACTGATTAAATTAGAGTTTGCTGGTTCTGGTAGTGGTTTAAATTTAGGTTCTAGTTTAGATTTAGATTTAGATTCAACTTTCGTTTCAGATAACATTTCTTCTAAATCTTGTAATTCTTCATCATTATTTTCCATACCCTCTTTAATCGGTTCATTTGATATTTTTTTCTTTAAATTTTTTATAAATTTTATTAAATTAAATGCAAGCAATATATAACATAATATTAAAAGAACTTGATGTATGCTAAATCCCAAAATCATTTGTTTATATAGTATATATTATATTATGAATAAAACTTATTTGTTTTCTAATAAATATTGATATAAATTATTCATAGATGTTTTGGTTATTTTGCGTCGGTCTCCTTTTGAATTGATGTAAAATATATCATTAAATAGTTCTTTACTAACTAACTCTTTTGAAATAGTTTCAGATTGATTTTCTTTTATAAAATCATCGTAACTTTTCACAATCTTCTTAATTGATTTAAATTTTCGTATAATTGCAATCGCAATAGTAGAACTAATACCAGGAACTTGTGACAACATTATTTCATCAATATTATTAGTTGTTACATTTTCTTTTTTCACCTTTTTGACAACATGCACATAATCTTTTTCTTCTTCTGACAAAGTAGCTATTTCTAAAATTTCGTCTTTTCTCATTTTAATTAGTGACCCATCTTGTTTTAAATTATTATCATTTTCATCATTATTTGAGTCACAAGTTGTTTCTGTATTAGTATTGGTGTTGATATCATTATTCTTGGCAATATCATTATTGTAAAAAGGTTGCTTTTTTAAACAATTATTTTTTTGTATCTTAATTAAAGAATTACAAATAAAAATTGCGGTTTCTGTTAAATTTTGCGTCTTGATTACTGAAAATCCCTTATAATAATTAAGTGACAATAATGCTGAATAAAACATCATTTTGTCTACCTTTTGGAAATACTTTTTATTATTGGTATCACCTTCAATTAGATACATAATATTGTGATTAGGATGTTTGATTCCATTTAATCTATATGATTGCTCTTCATAACGCCCATCCTTTATACTTGACAGCAAATCTGGAATAGTTTTTCTTTCAATTATTACTAAATCATTATTACTATCATCTTTTATAAGAATGTCACCAATAGGCAAATTTTCACTAACAACCTCAATTTTTTTAAATTGGTGTGTAAATAACACTTGTTGATTAATTTGTTTAAGTAAATCTTTTTCACGACAGTCAATAACTAGTTTCATTTGTATTTTATATATAATGAAAATTTTAAATTAGTTTATAAAATATATATTTTAATTTTAATATATTTAAAATATTAAATATTATATATAACATAAATGCCTATTACAAAAAAAAAATGTTTTTCAAAATGTAGAAAAAGAACTGAAAAAGATTGCGGTCCTAATATGTGTAAATATATTAAAGGAAAAAAATATCAATATTGTCGACTTGGTTATAAATATAAATTGGATGAAAAATGCAACATAACCAGACGGAAAAGAAAAACTAAATTAACAAAAAAACAAGCCCGTTTAAAAATTAATGAATTTCTAAATAAAACAAAGAAAAAGAAAAATAATAAATTAGCAGCAAATAAAATTCAAAAATTTATGAAGAAAAATAGAATGAAAATGAAATCAATATATTTACAATCTATTTGTTCCGATTCTGGTGTATGTTTAGCTTTTGGTAATAATTCAAAAGAAATTAAAGAGTTCTTTGATAATTTTACTGACTTCAAATATGCTACGGATACAATGAAACGAATTGGTTCTCCTTCAGCAAATGGATTTGTTAATGAAGTAACTTATATAAGAGAAAAGTATACATCACATTCTATAATAAAATCTGCTGCTAACAGCAGAGCAGATAATTTATTTTATGAGTATTTATGTGGTTTAGTAATTAATTCATGGTGTGGTAGGTTTCCTTGTTTTTTAGAAACCTATGGATTATATGGATATGCAAACGAGTCTACGTGGAAAAAAGTGAAAGATAATAATACTACTAGTACGGATGCTTTGGAAAGCTATATGATATTATTAAATGATGACAAAAGAATAAATATTAATAGTATAGATTGGCACTTTTTGTTTTTATTAGAACATAGTTGTTTATCTTCAAAATATATTGCTATTATGATTCAACATATTAAAAATGCCAAAACATTAAATGATTTTTTAAAAGAATCTAAAAATAAAAATATATTCGTAAATAACCAATTGGTTGCTATATTATTTCAAGTATATTTTGCTCTTTATGTGTTAAAAGATAATTTCACACATTATGACTTACACGGTAGTAATGTTTTAATTTATAAACCCAATGAAAATGGATACATACATTATCATTATGTTCTATCTAATGGAGACACAATAAGTTTTAAATCGCCATATATGGCAAAAATAATAGATTATGGGCGCTCTTATTTTAAACATGAAAGCAATAATGATTTTAATTCGGCAAATATGTATAATGAAATTTGCATGGAAACGGAATGCGGTGATTGTGGTAAAAATGTTGGATATAGTTGGTTATCAAGATCAAGGTCGTTACCTAGGCAAAGTTACATCCATTCAATTGTTTCTAATCAAAGTCATGATTTACGACTTTTATATTATTTAAAAAGAAAATTTAAAAAATATAGTCTAAATCTTAAAATGTATAAAAAACCTAATTCACTCTATTTTAGCATTATGGATAAATTAAAATATTCCGCACCAATGGGTACAAATGAAATGAAAAATAATGGTTATCCAAAAATAATACAGACAGTATATGATGCTTTCAAAGGTTTATCTGATTTAATATTGCGTCCTGATTTTATTGAATACAATGAAACTGAAACAAACGGCCTTGTCAAAATTGGAGACCTTTATATTTATGAAAATAATATACCAATGAAATTTAAAAATTAAGTTAAACCATTTAAAAAGAAATTGACTATTAAATATAATATATTTGATTTAAAATATGACAAACATAAGTGATTCCGAAATTCAACAACAAAGAAGCATCAGCAAATTCCTTTATGATGAAGAACTACAAAAAGGAACAGATGAATTAATTTTTAATCCATTTAATCCACTAAATATTAAGATTACATTGAGCGAAGTTCAATCTATTCTTACTAAATATAATTTGCCTCCCATTGTAAACAATTTGGCGTTATATCAACGCGCATTTGTTCATCGTTCATACACAAAACGCCCTGATTATGAAAACCAAACTCAAAAAATTACAATTGTTGAAAAACCGGATGATTGCTTACCTTTAAGCACCAAATCAAATGAGCGACTTGAATTTGTAGGCGATGGAATTCTAGAAGCAATCACCAAATATTATTTATATCGCCGTTTTCCAAAAGCAGATGAAGGATTTATGACTGAAAAAAAAATTGCTATCGTTAAAAATGAATCTATAGGCAAAATCGCTAAAGAAATGGGACTACATAAATGGATTATGATTTCTCGTCATGCAGAGGAGAAAAAAATACGCACTAATGATAAAAAACTTGGATGTTTATTTGAAGCCTTTTTAGGTGCATTATTTTTAGATATGAATAAAATAAAGGTGAATGATGAAAATAATTGGTTTCAAGATGTTTTTGTTACTGGACCTGGTTTCCAACTAGCACAAAAATTTATTGAAACCATATTTGAAAAACACATTGATTGGACTTCATTGATTAAAAATGACGACAATTACAAAAATATTTTCCAAGTGAAAATCCAAAAAGAATTCAAAGTTACTCCAGAATATATTATTATTGAAAATGACCCAGAGTTTGGATATAAAATGGGTGTTTATTTATGTATCGGTTATAATATTCATAATGACGATGTAAACCATAATGACGCTCTTGATATAAGTGTATTTGGAACTATTCAAGATATTCACGATTATGTAGAAGAAAATTCTAATATTTTAATGTTTATCAGTGAAGGACAACACAAAATTAAACGCAAAGCAGAACAAATTGCTTGCCAAATTGCGATTAATAATCCTATTTTCAAATAGTCGTCTATTAAATAATTTTATAAAATTCAAATTAGAAGACTATTATATATATAATTTATATACGTTATGGATGTTTTAGAAAGCATTAAGCAAAAGTTAAGAATAAAACCTAACTTGAATAAACCCGAAGATATATTTGTATACGTCCAACATAAAAGAGACCCTAAACCTATTGATGATGGTACATATATTGAGCAGCAAGATGAACTTATTTTAGATTATGACAGTGATGAAGGTCAGGAGGATACTATTGATAATCCTAATGCTCCAGTTATTATTGACGAAACAAACATACAGAATTTTGATATTAATAATTTTATGGATAAATTAAGAGAAAATGAATTACTTAAAGTGATTCCATTGGAACCTACTGAAAATATACCAAAAAAAACGAAAAAGAAAATTAAAAAGAAATTGGTTATAGCACCAGCAATTGAAGAAGATGCTCCTATTTTGGAAGAAAAAGTCCAAGAACAAGAACAAATACAAGAACAAATACAAGAACAAGCAAAAGAAAAAGAAGTACCACCAGTTAAACAAAAGAAGCAACCTGATGTCGACAAAGAAAAAGTAGGCGAATTACCTCATGATGACATTATTATTGGCAATGATGGTCTTTCTCAACGTATGCCTCCAAATGAAAAACAAACAAATATTATTGCTTCTTCTTATTATATGAATAATCGTAAAAAGTTTGTCTCCTTTATTAACTCCATTTTTGAACCTTATAAACGCGAATTGGAAAATTTAGAAAATTCTATTACTTGCGAATCTATGGAACAAGGAAGCGATTCTTCCAAAATTAGTCTCCTTATTCACCAGCAAATTGTGCGTGATTATTTGAATTTATATACCCCATATCGCGGTCTACTTTTATACCACGGTTTAGGTTCTGGTAAAACTTGCTCTTCTATTGCTATTGCTGAAGGTATGAAACGTGTTCAACAAGTTGTTATTATGACACCTGCTTCTTTGAGAGCAAATTATATCGAAGAAATCAAAAAATGCGGTGAATTTATTTATCATCGTAATCAATATTGGGAATGGATTAAAATTGACAAAAAATCCGACCCTAATATAAGTCAAACTATTTCCGCAATTTTGAACCTTCCTTTAGATTATATTAAAAAGAAAAAAGGTGCATGGTTTATCAACACAAATAAACCTTCTAATTACAAAGAATTGTCGAAAAATGATGCCGATAAAAAATCACTTGAAGACCAATTGAACAAAATGATTGAAAGCAAATATAAATTCATCAACTACAATGGTTTAAATAGCAATAAACTGAAAGAAATCACTAAAAATTACACTGTTAATCCTTTTGATGATTCAGTTATTGTCATTGATGAAGCACATAACTTGGTTAGTCGTATTGTTAATAAACATAAAGCGGAAACACCTTTGGTTGAAAATGATAGAGGCGAATTAGACGCTTTGCCTAATTTCATTTCTACCAAGTTATATCATTATCTAATGTCCGCCCAAAATTCTAAAATTGTTCTTCTTACCGGAACACCTATTATTAATTACCCTAATGAATTCGGTATTTTATTTAATATTCTTCGCGGTTATATTAAAACGTGGACTTTTAAAATTAAAATCCCTAAAAATAATACCAACAAAAACGATAAAGGAATAATCACTAAAATGTTTAAAGACGGTGAAAATAGTCACGATTATATTGAATATTCACCTAGCACTAATATGATGACTATTACTAGAAATCCATTTGGTTTCAAAAATGTTGTTGACCGAAAATATAACTATGATGGTGTTTCTAATGATGTTGGTTTAGGTGATTACGTCTCCGATGAACAATTTGAAAGAGATATTATTGAAACTCTTAAACGCAATAATTTATTTGTCATTGAAAACTCTATTAAAATCAGTAATAAAAAACCTTTACCCGATAAATTAGACGATTTTAATAATCAATATATTAATTTCTCTAGTCGTCAAGTTAAAAATCCACAAGCTATTCAAAAACGTATTCTAGGTCTCACTTCTTACTTCAAAAGTGCTAGTGAAACTTTATTGCCTAGTTTTGACAAAATTTTGGGTAAAGATTACCATATTCTTTATATCCCTATGAGTGATTATCAATTCGGCAAATATGCTGAAATGCGTCAATTGGAACGACCTAAAAGAAAACCACCTCCAGTTACTGCTAATAAAGACCTTTATAAAGACGGTTCTTCTACTTATCGCATATTTTCACGTCTTATTTGTAACGCCGCTATTCCTGATAGACCTTTCCCGTTTAAAGATAAAATGGATAATTTAAAGAAAAAAGAAACCAATGAAAATAACGCAAACGCAGAAGGTGACGAAATTATGGACGAAATTGGTGGCGAAACTTATAAGCAACAAATTGACGCTCTTGTTTCTAATATTCAAGAAAAACCTGAAGACTTTTTAACCAAAGAAGCCCTAGAAATGTATAGTCCAAAGTTTTTACAATTACTTAATAATATTACTAGTCCTGACCACGAAGGGTTACATCTTATTTATAGTCAGTTCAGAACTGTTGAAGGTATCACTCTTATTTGCGAAATACTTAAGTTCCACGGTTACGCCCAATTTAAAATCTCTAAAAATGCTTCTGGTTTTTCTTGAATATTAGAAACAAGAGCGTCAATTTGTTCATCGATATGCCCCAAGAAGACCGCGGTAAACCTACTTTTGGACTTTATACTGGTCGCGAATCTGCAGATGAAAAGGAAATTATGCGTTTTATTTATAACGGTGAATGGGATAAAGTCCCTGATAGTTTGGTTAGTAGTCTTGAAGAAATCGCCTCTAATAACAATTTGGGCGAAGTTATTAAAGTTTTTATGATTACTTCTTCTGGTTCTGAAGGTATTAACTTGAGAAACACTCGTTACGTTCATATTATGGACCCTTATTGGCATCCTGTGCGTTCAGAACAAGTTATCGGTCGTGCTCGTCGTATTTGCAGTCATAAAAATCTTCCTAAAGAACTTCAAACGGTTGATGTTTTCGTTTATATGATGACCTTTAAAGAATCACATATTAGCGACAATCTTAATATTGAAATTAATCGCCACGATAGAAGCAAACTTGATGCTAATAATGTCATCACTACTGACGAATATTTGTTTGAAATTGCTGAAATTAAAGCAAGCATCACTAAACAAATGACGGATATTATTAAACAATCGTCTTTTGATTGCCGAATTCACGGTTACAATGATTGTTTAGATGTAGCCCATAATAACTCTTATCCTTATAGTTTCGTTCCTAATTATAAAGACCAACCTAACGACCAAACTCAAAAGGCAAATATGATTCAAACTAGAACTATATTTAAGGAAATCTTTGTAAATGATAAAAAATACGTTTATAAAGAAGAAGATGGGTTCAAAAATGAAATTCCAGTTTATGATATTAATAGCGTAAACCCTCTGGAAGATGGAAAACCAATTGTGCCTCTTCAATTAGGTATGGTTTACTACGAAAGGAATGATTATAAACCTAAATTTAGAGCTGTTTAATATATTTTCTTTTGGTATATTATAATGGCGGAAAGTAAAAATGGAAATGGAAATAATTTTGAAGCGTTAATAATGAAAATAAAAGGCAATAAACCTATAAGTGAATTTGCACAGTTAAATAAACTAAATAAACTAACTGAAGTGATATTCGATGGCGATTACACTGACGATATGATTAATTACTCTTACCTTGTTGATTTTTACAATGACAATATAGACAAATATAATATAAGTATTAAGAATGACAATGATAACAAAAATAGAATATACGAATTTACATTAGTTCTTCAAAAAAAACTAAATATTCAATGTTCTGACGATACATTTCCAATTTGTCAAAAAGGACAAAACAATGACCTCGCAACATGTAATACTAAAGAAAAAATAAAAGAAATATTAAAAACAAATTTATTTAAAGTTTCATTCAAAGATATATATGAATTTGTACATTCAAACCCCACAGGAGGGAAATCCAAAACAAATAAAAGAAGAAAATCTAAAGCAAGAAAAACAAATAAGAGAAAGAAAACTAAATCAAAAACAAATAAGAGAAAGAAGAGAACAAGAAGAAGATAAATAAAATTTATAATTTAGAAAATAGATTAAATTATAAATTGACTTTATACAAAAGATTTAGAATAGTGGTTTATTCGTGACCCAAATAGTATTTATTTCTGCATCGTCCATCAGAAGCAGCACGTTTATAACTCATATTATACTTCTTCATACAAGATCGAACATGTTTAGCCCAAGATTTGTTATTACCTTTGCTTTTTCTTCGTTTCGATTTAGAAACCTTTGTGCAGCGTCCATTTGACAATTTACACGCTTTGCTTGGTTTGCGTCCTCTGCGTAAGAATCGGCACCTATTTGTCTTCATATTGTGACCACATTTGGTTCTATCAAATTTAGGAACTTTAACGCATATATTTCTGCTAGATAAACGACAATTCTTACTGGTGCGTTCATTTCCACGAACAAAACGGCATCTATTGGTGCGTCTATTTTTGCCGCAAGATTTGCGATTTAATTTGCCGGTTCGTGCGCTTCTCGTTAGTCTTCTTTTTTGTGTTTTATTTTTCCTAAATGACGCCGACGAATTGGAAGAAGATTTGGACCTGGATTTGGATTTGGATTTGGATTTGGCACTATAAAATTTCAATGAACCCGATTTAGATTTGGATCTAGATTTGGATTTGGATCTAGATTTGGCAGTTGAATATCTTGATGACGATGAAGACGCACTGGGGGTCACAGTTTTCTTTTTAATGGCATCAGTTTTATTTTTTCTGGTATAAAGTCTTAACTTTCCATCATTGACGTTTCTTACGTAAAAAGAACCATCTTTTTTAGTATATTTAATACCATTTACACGCGTTGTAAATATTTTCAATCCGTTACGAGTTGATTGAGGCATTTATATAATATGAAAATATAATTATATTTTATTCAATATTAAATCCAATTTTGTTTCTAATGAGTCTATTTTATCTTGCATACGATAAATTTGTTTTTGTAAATTAAAAATAGAATTAGTTGTATCAGCATCAGTATCAAAATCAGTATCAGTGTTAATAATATTCATAGTTATATTGTCAGTATTTTTATTATTTATATTGTTAGGTTCTTCATATGTATCTAAATTATTAAAGAAATTATGAAAATCGTCCGTTACACTTTTATCTTTTTCTTCGTTTTCAAATGTAACGCTTTTTCTTTCGTTGTTTGTTACGTTTTCGTTGTTTGTTACGTTTTCGTTGTTTGTTACGTTTTCGTTGTTTGTTACAAATGTTTGTAAATCATAATTGCGTTTCATTGTCATTTCTTTTATTCGTTCTTCCATATCATTTACGGATACAGGTTTGTCTCCCACACCCATATTGTCTTCAAATTGTGGCGTTTCTGGTTTCTTCAATGTAACCATATTTGCAAAATCATTTTGCATTTCATTGAACTTTGTATTGAACTCCAACTCTCTTTGCTCTTGTATATCTTTAAATGTAATCGGTTCTTCGTGTATTTTAATTTTGCTTATTTGATTAGGATAATTGGTTTTTACATAATAAATTATAAATTTTATGTATTCTTTATTCATTTGAATCAATGTGAAATTGTGGTGTTTATCATACCCTTTTAAAATATTATTGTAAAAATGATGAATTTCATTGACAACATAATTGGAAATTTCTTCTTTTACTTGATTTGGTTGATTTTTGATAATATTTTGCTCTGATAATAGTTCCCAAATTAAATAAACATTTTCTGGTTTTATAAATTCACTTTTTATATTCATATTCATAATAATAATATAGCAATTTAAATTTAAATACTTATTATAAAATATTTGTAATTTAATTATTCCAAGTTATTTTTTATGAGTTTTTGGTTTCCCATTTTTTAATCTATCATGTAAATAAAATAATAACTTATCATAACTTTTTATTTCTTCTATTTCCTTATCTTTTAATTTATGTTGTTGAGCGTAAAATGGAACATAATGCTTTAATACTTGCAATATATTAATTACTATATTAATAGAGTCGTTTCTATTTATACATAAACTATATGGATCTATTGAAAGTAGTTTGTCCCATAAATATTGATTTCCTGTGTGTATTAATAAATGTCTTGAAAATGCTGTTGTATATTTAATATTTTGAAAAATGTTATTTATATCGTGTGGAACAAAATCAAATTCTAAAGCCATTTATTTACTTGATTTTTAAATATATTTTATAATATTCAATTATTTTTATGTTTATTATAAAATATTTTATAATATTATTTTTGCTTTTAGATTACCATAATATTATTCTTTTGGACGATTAAAATAAATTTCTCTAAATTGATTTATGTATTTATCACGAAATAAATTATTTTTTAGATATTTTTTATCTACATTTTCTTCCAGCATATTGATTATAAAAAATAACGAATAAATACCACATTCAGAATTTTCCAATTGATGATGAACCCCAGTTGTTGTATCAAATTTGAAATCTATTTTAGGGTTATGTTGACTACCTTGTAATATAATTTTATCAACTAAAGTCTTAACCTCTTTTGGTATTTCACTTCCTCCACTGTCAAAATATAATATTTTCTTTTCTGGAACATCAACAAATAATGAAATCCAATGCTCGCCACCTTTTGTATGTGGATGAGTATTAAATATAATACCAATTTGGGTTTTTCCTTTGCTTATCATTTGCTCTAAATTGAAATTACATAATTCTTCCCAAACACACACACCATTCCCATTTACTTTTTCTTTATCAAAATCAATTGGTGATGGTCCTATAAAAGAAAAACTAGGATATGCTAATTCATATTGATACATCACATTAATTATATCATGACTAGATAACCATTGATTCTTATTTTTTAACCAACTTGTCGGGTATAATGGTGCAAATGATTCTTTTAATTCGTCATTAATTTTCCCAAAATATGCGTTTTGATTTAACCAACATTTTTCGGAATCGCATACATTTTTTAAATACTTTTTTAACTTATTATGAATTACACGAGGCTTATTGGATTTGATTTTTACATCTTGATGTCGTGCATTCCATAAATCTCTTAATTCAAATAAAGAATCTTTTGAATAACAAGAATAATCATTTATTTCATTTTGCTTCCTTGGCGCACAATTTACACCATTTATTCTTTTTATGGATTTATTGTATTTTTTTGTTCCTTCTTTTATTTTTACAATTCTTTTTTGTTTTGTTTTTATTTTTTTTGTTTTTATTTTTTTTGTTTTTTTCTTGTAAATTTGCTTTTGCCTCTGATTATGTTTTTGTTTCAATGTTCTTTTCTTGTATTTGGGTTTTTGATTCTTGATTATTCTTCTTGTCATACTTATTATTGATATTTTTATTTTCTTTACACTCTTTTTTTTTAATTCCTTTGTTTTTCAATGACTCATCTTTTAAATTAAACTCCCGTTTCTCTGGATAAATGATTGTTTCTTTGATTTCTTCTGCTTGCTTTCTTATAACAAAATTATCCATACTAGTCATTTTTAGTTTATATTGAGGCATTGTGATTTTTTTCATTATGTACGTGTCATAATTATTCAATTCTTCTTCACCTTTTTCATTCAATGTATTATCATTATTTGCTACTTCTTCTAACTCTTCATAATCTTTTTGTAATATGTCTTGTTTATCTATTATTTTAAAATAACTTATGGTTGTTTTGACAAAATTACTAAACGCATAATTTACATCTGGTGTTACACTTTCTCGGTCTTCCTTTGAAATTAATAATCGTTTGACTAAATCATATATTCTTTTTCTGTAAAATTTTATTTCTTTCAAATTGTCCTTTTTTACTTCTGATGAATTTACCATATTATCATACATTTCTTTATTAATTAAACAATCTAATGTAATTTGATTTATACTTTGATTGTTATTACTTTGATTATTATTCATTGACTTTATTTACAAATAATAATCATAATTTAATATCTATATGTCCGCATTTTAAATATTTATAATCCTCTTAATTGATTCCTTGTATGATTCATAAATAATCCGTTTCCTATTTGTTGTGTATTACTATTTGGATTACAATTTGCGAATTGTTCTTGTTTAAATAATAACGGATGTGTTTGATGAACTTGTTTTACATTTAAATTATAATTGTATAAATCACTTTTACTTGAAGGAACATATTCGGATTGATTGCATTTTTGAAGTGCATAAACTTGATTTCTTAATACCGACTCATCATTTACGTTTTCACTATATCCTTTCCAAGGCGCGCATGAACCTGGATTAAACGTCATCTGTTGATTATAGGAAGCACGATTTTCCATCAAATTTGCTTCCAAATCGCCTTGTCTTTTCATTTGATGATTCTCTATTTTATTATATTTTGTTGCTATTGGTGTAAAACTTAAATATGGTTCAAGAGTAAATGTAGGTAAATTTCTGTTGTAAATTCTTGAACTATTTTCATCTTTATATACTGATGCTTTTTCTCTTGTTGACATTTATATATTGATATAATATAAAATTAAAAGAAAATAAATACAAAAATTATATGTATAAAGAAATTTATAAACAATATAAAGATTAAAAAATATACTTAATATATAAATTTATATGTGCGGAATTTTTCTTCTTCTAAATCATTCTTTTGATTCAACAAATCAAAAGAATGATGTAAATAATTTATTTATGAAAGGAAGAAATAGAGGACCAGAAAATTCTAAATTGGAAATAGTTGATAATAATACTATTTTTGGATTTCATCGTCTCGCAATTAATGGTCTTGATGATGAATCTAATCAACCCTTACGCATTAATGATTGTATCCTAATTTGTAACGGGGAAATATATAATTATAAAAATTTATATGATATTATTAAAGTTGACCCTAGCACCAATTCTGATTGCGAAATTATTATTCATATGTATTTAAAATATGGAATAGACCAAACATTAGTTATGCTAGATGGGGTTTTCGCTTTTGCATTATATGACACAAAAAAGGATTTATTATTTGTCGCAAGAGACCCATATGGCGTTCGCTCTTTGTATTTCAATGTGTTTAACTATTTAAATAATGATAATACTGAATATTCTTTTGCTTCTGAATTGAAATCTTTGTATAATAAAAATAGTGATAAAATATGTTTTTCACATATATCGCAATTTGAACCTGGATTTGTATATAAATTTGATAGAAATGATGATAATCCTAGTTGGCATTTATTCCATATGAAGAAATATCACATATGCAATTTTTCTTATAATATTTTTAATTATAATTGGACCAATAAAGATATGTTTTTGTCTAATATTTCTAAATATCTTGAAATTGCTGTAATGAAAAGGTGTATCACAACTGAACGCCCTGTTGCTTGTCTTTTATCAGGTGGATTAGACAGCAGTTTGATTACTGCTTTGGTAGCCAATTACATTCAACAACACGAATTACAAAATACTCTTGAAACTTTTAGTATTGGATTAAAAGGTGCACCTGATTTGAAATACGCTAAAATTGTGGCGAATTATTTGGGAACTAGACATACTGAAGTTATTGTTACAGAAGAACAAATGTTTCAAGCAATTCCTGAAGTTATTTATGCGGTTGAAACCTATGATGTAACTACTATTCGTGCCAGTATTGGAAACTATTTGGTTGCTAAATATATTTCTCAAAATAGTGACGCAAAAGTTATTTTTAATGGTGATGGTTCGGATGAATTATTTGGCGGATATTTGTATATGAAAAAGTGTCCGGATGACATTGAATTTGATATTGAAACACGACGACTTCTGGAAAATATTTGTTACTATGATGTTCTTCGTTCCGACAAATCTATTTCTTCCAATGGTCTTGAACCTCGCACACCATTTTTAGACAAAACGTTTGTTAATTATGTTTTATCTATTCCTAACCATATTAGAAATCATAATAATTTGGATGTTTGTGAAAAATATTTATTGCGAGAAGCATTTGATAGTGAAATTTTTTCTAATTATAAAGAAAATCCATTATTACCTTATGAAATATTGTGGCGTTCAAAAGAAGCATTTAGTGATGGGGTTAGTTCATCTTCTTTGTCACTATTTGAAATTTTACAAAATAAAATTAGTCAGCATTTGAATTCGGATTCTTTTCCTCCCAATATTGAAACCGAAAAATATTACTATAAAACCATTTTTGACGAACATTTTCCCGATTGTGATAATATTATTCCTGGTTATTGGATGCCAAAATATACTGATAGTGTTTCAAATGATCCTAGTGCTCGCACTTTACAACAATATAAAAATTAATTTTTAATATTTGATTTTTAATATTTGTTTATAATATAATAAAAATGTCGGAAGAATCGTTTTTTAATTTTATTATATTATTTTCTTATTTTGCCCTATTTTCTTCTTATTTTGGGTTGAGTTTAATTGCTCCCCATTATTTGAACCTATTTGAAACCTATATGAAGCTTTATATTTGCGTTTCTTTGTTGATTCGGTTTAATCCTTTCCGTAAAAAATCTTTAAACGCATTAGATAGAAAAATTGGATTTAGTGCCGGCATTTTGCTTTTATCTACAACTATTTTGAACTCATATAAAATAAAAGTAATTCATTTTATGGAAACCCATTTTGTCAACAAAGAATCGATGAAAAAATATTTATTTTTACATTAATTATCAACATAATTATTTTTATAAATTAGTATTTCATTTTTATAAGAATTTAATTAGTATTTTAAAAAAATGAAATAAATTGTAGAAACTACTTTTCAAACATACTTTTCAAACAATTGTTGCTCCTAAAACGCAATTACAATCACAACTGTTATTATGGCCCTAAAAATGATAACCCCTTTGTGCGACGATGTGATTCGTATAATCACCGAACTTCACTTGTTGGATTTAAAACATCAGAAAATGAAGAAAGAAATTTCAGGTAAGTTAAATGACATTTTAGAATGTATGAACTTCTATTACATATTTCAATTGACAAACCAATCCGTTTTGGAAAAACGAATGAATGATATACAAAAAATTGTGTCCGAAAATAAGCAGTATGTGTGCAAAGATTCGCTCCAAAAAATCGAAGAGTTGACTTCTGCTTATGAGAAGTATGTCTCAAAGTATGAGAAAACTATATCGGCGAATGATAATGAAATAATCAATCACAAAGCCTATGATGCTGCCGAATATTTGGATAAGAGTATTGATGTATTGTATGATTTGTTAACTGAATAATATTTATAATAATGTTTGCTAGTAGGTTTCCATTAAGGATTGTAATGTGTCTCTTTAAGGAGGACCCCTTTTTTATTTTTTTATATTTTCTCTAATAATATGATTTTATAACATCAATTGGAATAAATGATTTCCACTCCTAATATATTGAAAAATGTAATTTATTATGAATTGTTATTTGTTTTTATTTTTGTCTATTTCTATATACTTTGATACACGCCTTAATATCTTATCATCTTGAAAATCTATATCTTCAGTTTTTCCACCAAAATTCTGGTGTATAATTTCACTATATTCTTTATGCTCCTTGGAATTATAATTTGTCAAACATTGTGGATATTTTTCTTGATATTTTCCTACCAAGGCAATTGTATTTTTTCTTTTTACTTCTATCAATAACTTACCTAATTTTTTGCTATGCTTAACCTCCTTTGTCCACTCATTATTATCTTTTAAATGAATTATTTCACGCTTCAAATCACTACAATGCAAAGGTCTTTTTGTTATATCTATTTGCTGTAACTTATCTATTAATAATTTAGATATCCCATCTACATATCCATTTTTGCCTAAATATTTTAAGTCTTCTATGGATACTTCTATACTTTCTATAAATTCATTTATATTCATTGCATCTTTACATGTGTCTGTAAGAAAAAAATTTAAGTTAAATGTGTTATTATTTGTTGTATTATTCGTTGTATTATTTATTGTATTGTTTGAATTATTATTTGTTGTATTATTAATATTTGTCGTATTATTTGATAATTGACCTGTCAATTTTTTGTTTTCTATTAACAACTCATTTTCCCTCTCTAATCCATCAATTTTATTTTTCAAATGTTTCACATCGGTTTCTGTATAAACGCATCCATTTTTATTATGTCTCCATAAACTGGTTTTGCTTTTTAAAGTTTCATTACATTTTTCACATTTATATGTGTATTTTAAATTCCTTTTTGTTTCATTATTATGTTTATTTGTTTTCAAATGACGATTATAATCATTCCTATTGTTTGAAAAAAAATCACATTTTTCACATATAAATTTATAACATTGTTCATAGTTTTCAATATATTCCATATATATTTGATATATAATGTGTTTATATTGTTATTTGAGTAAAAAATGAGTAATTGAAACAATTTGAAACTCAAAAAACTTAAACTATTTGATTAATATATTACCTAAATAGATGAAAAATATTTAAATACAAGTAAAAAATGAGTTTTTTATCGTCTTGAGTTTTTGAAATTTGTTTCATTTACGCTTCAAAATTACTCGAAATGGTATTTTTCTCTAAAAAAATTATCGTCACAAAATGAAAAATCCAAAAAATGAATGAGAGCATTATGGTAACAACCCATTTTTTAACTTTTTTTATGAAAAGTATTTTGGATTTTCATTTTTGGACATTTTTAAAAATGTCCATTTTTGCCTCAACTTTTTTTCTCTTACTGACGAAATTTTACTCATCTTTTTTACTTCATTTGTAATGATAATCAGTATCACACCATATTCAATAATGTATATTTTTAACACCATATTTTTCTCATTTTTCTGTAATTTGGAACCATTTTTTCGTTTTTTTATTGATTTGTGTTACCTTTATTTTTATTTTTATTACTTTATTTAAAAAACATACATTATATGCTGTTGAATTTATTTTGAAATAAAATCCATCGCTGTCAATAATATAATTTCTTCGTTTGTCAATTTTTGGAATATTATATAATCATCTAACATTAGTTGAAATAAACGATTTCCAAAAACAGATTTACATAATATTGACAACCCATTATCTGATATTTTGGTCTCACAAAATAATGCACCTGAATTCAATTTAAGCGGGTCTTGTTTCAAAGATATCCACCTCAAATAAGTCCCATATTTTAAATCACTAACTTCATCAACATATTTATAACCTTTTAATGACCTTCTTATTTTAATAGCGTCTTCCTTTGGCAAATCTAATTCTTCAATAATTTCTTTTATCATTTTGGCCATTTTTTCACTATTGAGACCTAACAAATACTTGTTTTCTTCATTATTGAATGCTTTTTGAATTTTCTCATCGCTTATTTCCATTTTTATATAGAAGTATTATATATTTTACTTCTATATAATGTAATTAGTTAAATTATTGGTTTAGATTACCAAGAACTAAACATACCAGCACCACCATCATTGGCAGCTACAGGTTCAAACGCCTCTTGCACTGGCATTTGCATTTGATTAGATTGCACGTTATTTGCCATCATATTGTTGGCAATGGTTGTCGTTTGTGTCGTAGGAGGAGTATTCATTGGGTTCATTGGAAGTTGACTAATAGGTGTGCTATTCATCGCCATATTGTCGGCACATACGTGCACTTGGGGTGCTTGATTTTGAGGCATATGTTGTTGTTGTTGAGCCAATGGTTGATAAACTTTGACATTATTGTTTCCTGCTTTGGCAGGTTGAGAAGTTAACCCTTCGCGACCTTCCCATAATTGCATTACTCTATCGCTTAAAATACTTACCTTTTCACCTAATTTGGTTTGTAAACTCAATGTTATCATTAAAACAGCTAAAATTATATACACAATATTGAATTCAGGATATTTTTCACCACTAAATGTAGGAATGAACGTATTAATACGATGAATAAGAAGCAAACCTATAAACATGACAATTATTTGAAGAACAACCTCGGCACCTATTTCTACTGAACCTTTTGATTCATCTGCTTCAGGAACATATTTAGACATTGTTTTATTCAATAATACTACAGGAGTAACCGATAATACAGCATATTGAACTATATTCATCATATCTGATTTAGAATCTTCGTTCATATTGAAAACATGTTTGAAAAAATCTTTGGAAGTATCTAAACTACTCATAATCTTTATATGATTTATATTAAGATTTTAATTATAAAATAATTTTTTAAAACGATTTATTTCATTAACAATTATTCTAAAAATATATTTTACAAAATTTGAATATAAAAATTGTTTTAAAATAATATATATAATTATTTCATTGGAATGTTGAAAAAGGCTTTAGAAATGAATAAATATAAATCTCGCAATAAATATTCTACTGATATAAGTAGTAATAACTATCATGAAGAGTTTCAATATTTAAATTTGCTTGAAGATATTTTGAATGAAGGAACTTTACAAGAAGGACGAAATGGTTTTACTAAATGTGTCTATGGTTCAGCACTTCATTTTTCATTAGAAAACAATAAAATTCCTATATTGACTACTAAAAAAACAGCTTGGAAAACTTGTCTAAAAGAACTTTTATGGTTTATTAAAGGTCAAACAAGTAATAAAATTTTAAACGACCAAAAAGTGCATATTTGGGACGGCAATGCTACACCTGAATTTAAAGAATCTCGCGGATTGAGTCATTATAAAGAAGCCGATTTGGGTCCTTTATATGGTTACCAATGGCGTTTTTTTAACGCACCTTATGACGATTGTGATGCTAATTATGACGGCAAAGGTGTAGATCAATTACAAGAAGTGATTGAATGTCTAAAAGACCCGGAAAAACGATATTCTAGACGACTTGTTGTTTCAGCGTGGAATCCTTGTCAAATAAATGAAGGGGTTTTGCCACCTTGTCATGTATTGTTTCAATTCAATGTGATTGACAATAAATTAAGTTGTAGTTTGTATCAAAGAAGTTGTGATTGTGCTTTAGGTCAACCATTTAACATTGCTTCTTATAGTTTTTTAACGCATTTAATTGCGAAACATTGCGATTTAGAACCATACGAATTTATTCATTATGTAGGAAATGCACATATTTATGAACCTCATTTAGAACAAATGAAAGAGCAAATTGAACGCAATCCTAAAGAGTTCCCTACCATTGAAATTCTAAATAAACGTGAAAATATTAATGATTATGTTTTAAACGATTTTAAAATAAACGATTATCATCATCATGCACAAATAAAAATGGATATGGTTGCATAATTTTAATAAAATGAAATAATATTTTGGTGCGGAACAAATATAAAGATAAAATATTTAAATTATTATATTATGAGTAGTTCAAGAGCGATGGCATCCGCACAACAAAAACGGGTTACTATGCAAAAATCAATTGCACCCGCAAATAATAGTAACCCTAGAAGGTCTATTGCATCTAGAGGAAGATTTAATACCAATCCTAGAAAAAATCAAATTTTACAACATCAACAGCAACAACAACAACAACAACAACCGCAACAACAACAACAACAACAACC